CTCTGCTTCATTGGTAGCAGTGATGAACAACTTGTCGTTCGCTTCTGTCCAAGCAGCGGCGTTCATTTGTGTCTGTTTCACACGCTCCACCATCACCAGACCGTACCAGTTGGAGTCTTCGTCCAGGATAGCAGTCAGGTCGTCCGCTGTAGCAGTACCGGCAGCCAATGGGCTAATTGTGCCCCATTGCAGATTCGTCAGCAGGTCAACGGCGCCAACCGTGCTAATCCATGCCACTTCCAGTGTGTTACCAACTACAGTGGCGGTGATTGTCTCATCCGTATCGCGTGTGATAGCAAGTGCCAGCCCTCTAACGATTTCAGCAGCGGTTGGAGTAGCGTCAGCGGTGAAGCTGTAAGTCTGCCCGTCAACCTTCAACGAGTAGGTGCCCAGTGCAATCAGGGACGCTACTTCAACGACGCCCTTCAGTACAGCACGACGTCCGACCTTAACTTGGCGGGGACGCGGAATCTGTCCAAAGCAATCGGACAACGCTGTCAACAGACTAGGCGGAAGGTCATCCGCTGCGGCCGCTGCATAACTGGTATAGACACGAACACGCTCGGCGAAGGTCATCAGCGGCGCAACGATCATCGGAGTACCGAAGTCGCCTCGCGTGACACCAGTCGTCTGGAGCGCAATCTGGACTGAAACAATATCGTCAAGAGATGCCATTTGTTACTCCTTTTATCAACTTAGCCCACTATAGCACAACCGTGAGAGTCTCGGTCAAGTCTGGTTTTGAATCAAACTTAACTTCGGTCTGAACGGTTTCAATCGCACTGACGTCGTCATTGAGTGACGTGCCGAAACGAATGAAAATATCCACACTGGAGCGGGGTTCCAGTTGTGAATTATCTAGCTTGTATGGAACATTGAGCACGTCGCCCACGTCATACGCTGCAATCTTTGCAACCCTCCAAGCATCGCGAACAGTCTGCTTCGACAAACTGTCACGCACGTCCGCGCACCTTAAATCCGAGTCCGCCCCATACCGTTGGAGCTGGAGCGTTCCCTCGCGAACGCCTTTGACGGTCTGTATTCCGAGCGCGGTGACACCGGAACCTCGTTCGTCTGTGCCTACCTTACGCTGTACGGACAAACGCATTGTCCAGTATGGAAGCGAGGGGCGTGGAGAATTCTGGTCTGCAAAAATAAGTTCCTCTGCATCAACAAGCGCCTTGACCAACGTTCGCAGAATCGATTTAAGGGTGTTCATTTCTTCTCAGGGAGTGAGGTGGCCCACGGTGCGCCTTTCCTGCGTGCTGTGCTGATGTTGATTGCTTGTACCTGTGCAACCGCCTTTTCTCGTGCGCCTGCCCCCGTGTAGCATTTTCCACCAGCTTCGGACTTGAAACCTTTCACGCCGTTCAATGTACATTCAACAACTTCATGCAGGTACAGATGAACAGTGGGGGGAACTTCATAAGTATGCATCTCGATCATGGCGTCTGGAACAGCCAGATTCGTTGTTGCGTTCCAAGAGGGGGGGTTGCTGGGTCGATATTGCTTGCCATTTAGGGCCTCTTTGTTGTTCCCGCAATCCAATCCGCGGTCGTTGTAAATTTGAACACCTTCACGCCAACATACTTGAAATGATTCAGGACATTGGATTGATTTGCTTCGATGCTCACCATCTCGTAACCATACCCCTGATGGACTATGATGTCAGGTTGTACACCTTCACCATCCGCGGTCATTTGTAACCTATCCACGGAATAGAACTTTGCAAAGTCGGACAGGTGACGCCCTTCGGGTAACGCTTGCATATCCTGGCCTATGACCACAGGTTGCGCGGACGCCATTGTGGTCAACGCACTGCGGGCGCCCGGAACCCAGACGCCATTCATATAAACGCCGCTCGCTTCGCGCAATATATCTTTAGTCAGGCGGAAACTCATGTTCGCCCCCTGACGGAAATGTGTACGGCGTTCACATAGGCTCCAGTATCAACAAGTGTCTTCGTTGAGCCTTTCTTTGCGGCCACCGTACTCGCTGCCAGTCGCGGAGTGATATCGCGCCCGGTGATTGTGTTCTTGATGCGGTCAGCGTGCTTCTGCCCAATGACTGTCAGCGCATGTTGTGCGGTCACACGACCGCCCGCCATCGCTGCGCCTTGTTTGATGAAGTCGCTGTCTATCTGCGCCTTGTTTTCATCAAACGCCATTGCGTTTGCAGGACGGGCGGGAATGTCATCTGTTCCGAATTCGTTGTACGTTGCATATTCAGCAATGCTTGCACCTTCACCATTAGTAGAACCTTCCAAGACACCGACTGCAACTTCCAAGCCTTTAGCTCGTTTGAACTCTGCTTGGATTTTACGCCAGCCTTTGTCGTTGTCTTGGACGTTCGTCATGAAACTTCCACCCGTGTCATAATTGCCGAACCGAAACATATCTTCGTGAATTCGATATACTGAAGACCGTAGGAAGTCTGGCCTAGCCAGGTGTCGCTACCCTTGACCGCGCCATATGTGCGCTGCAAATCGCCTTCCCTCTCGCTGGTAACAGGGCCTAGGGCCGCGCTGCCAGCTTGTGCTTGAGTCTGGGTAAGGCGTAGCAAGTGCGCCGCGTACAGCGCCTTCGCCATATTCGCTGTCTCAGCAGTGAGGCAGCTTGTATCGGCGAGATTTCCGGCAACCGACAGCCAAGTGTTCACCGTTGCGTCAATGACGCTAGAGAACTCAGGTGCCAGGAGCCGGAAATACTCGAGCGGGGTCACTGGTTATGCCTTAGCAGCCGCCAACGCATCTTCTGCGGCGGTAATAGCAGCAGGGTCACCAGCGGTCTTGGCATCAGCCAGAACCTTTTCCGCAGCTTTGACAGCAGCGGCCTTCTGCGCAGCGGGAGAGCCTGGGGCAGCGGCCTTCTGCGCAGCGGGAGAGCCTGGGGCAGCGGGAGCGGGAGCTTTGACTTCAACCAGATCATTCTTGTTGATGGAATTCTTGTAAGCGTCAGGGACGTCTGCCACAGCGCCAGGCGCAATGGAAACAGAGCCAACATGATGCAGACGTGTAGATACGTTCTTGACTTTCATTTGTGTTCTCCTTAAAGATAATAGGCGGGCGAAATTACCCGTCCGCCTATTATAGCTTAGATGCCGTCAGCGAATGCAAACGCCAGCGGATACTCAATGATGACACCTGCGAAGCGCGACTCGACCGGAATTGTAAATTCCAGACCAGCTTGCTGCGGGCTGTATTGGCGAATCATCATTGGGATTTCCAATTGCCAGTTTTCCATGGAGTTTTCCATGGCATACATACGGTTTGCGCCGGCTGCACCAGCGGCATCCATTTCCACAACTTGACGGAATGTCACGCCTGGATGGTTCTTTTGCAAGAACTCCAAGATAGTTGTGTCGCTTGCTGCGCTGTTCTGCGTAGTGGCGATGAGCGCGTACTGTTCGATCGGCAACCACACATCTGTCACACGGTGAACGCCCTTGGATTGGGTGAGCACCTTGTTAATGAGCGCGTTGACGTCACGAACGATCTGCAGAGCGGTCTTCGTTGCGAAGGTCTTGGATGCGCCAGTACCGTCCGCCAACAGAGTGACTTCCGGAACGTTGGTATTGGACAACAAGCCAGGCAAACGATTTTCAGCGTCACCAGCGAATGCCAACTGGTTGATCTTTTCTTGGTGTGCGCGGGTTGCAGCCATTGCCTTCTTGCCGTTCAGGTTCACACCAGCAAACATCGCAGAGCGGATTTCCTGCACGTTGTAGCCGTAGGCGTTACCGATCGAGCGGATTGCGTTTGTGAACTCTTTTCCGCCCACGTCTGCACGGGGCAGGTCGTTCGCGTAGTTGGAAATCACTTTCGCCATACCGACGGAGTCGTACTGACGGTAAGTGTGAGTCGTTGCACCTTCCGGGATCGCTGTTGACACAGGCATCAAGGTCAACGCGGACAGAGCTACGCGCTTGATGTCGTATGTCTGGGACTTTACGAATTCCAGTTGGCGAGCGAAAAACAGGCTTTCGTTCGCATCGAAGCGACCGCTGTTCTGGAGAACGCGCAGATCGGCTTCGTCGTATTTCATGTTATTGAGTTTCATGTTATTTGATCTCCACGAGGGCCAGACCGGCTGCGGTCGTAGCGGTTAAGAAAGTTACGCTGATTTTCGTGAACGCTTCGATGCCTGCGGCAACAGCAGCGTCAGTCAGCTTACCGTTTGCCACGGTCAAGTTGGCAACAGCGCCAGCAACCACAGGGCCCGAGGTTGGAACCCACATGCGGCCTTGAGTCAGCACGCTCACAGCTGTTTTTGGAGCGTAGTAGACGTCGCCAATACGAGTCTGGTTACGGGCTTGGTCGTGCAGTGCGAAACCAATCGCACCAGCGGCAGCCGTAGCCTTCAGAACTTCTTTCTCAGGGTTAGTGCCCAGCTTTACAGGGTACGCGAGCGGAATGCTTTCTT